CTGACCGGTCTGTACCAATTGATCATAACTAAATCTCATCAGGATCACCCAGTCCTATCATGATGTTGCAGCGAAAACACCGGAATTGCATACCGGGGCCCTCTCGCTTCGCCATCGCCAATGCCTCGAGACATCCTTTGCATTGCGTCTTGTAGAGCCTCTTCCGTTGGTAGCGATATTCGGATTGTTTTCTGAACCGCTCTGGTGAGTATTTCACTGTAACTCACTCTGTACAACTCTCTTCTTCCGCAGGCCTGTGATAGAACCCCAGGGAGTAGAAACCTCGAGAGGAGTCGAACGACCGAGATCTACCGCCTCCATCTCCCCGTAATAGTATCTCTTCTTAGCCGCATCGACATTGAGATTGACCAGGGCTTTGCCGTCCCAGACCAGGTAACGATAATCCGTACCCATCAAGCCCTCGATCACCATGGCCTCACTCTTTCGTGCCTTGAGACGGAAACGATCTTCCTCCACACGGTGAACACTACCATAGAACGGCTGGCACCATATCCAGAGCGGACGCCAGCCCAGGGCATTCCAGGCCTGGGTGCGCCGGCGGATCTCCTGGGGACTCTCCGGCTGCGTCAGAGCCTCGACAACCACGTGCTGCTGCTCAACAGCCATGCTGGTCAACCGGTCTCCAATTACCGTGTCTATCACTGGTGAATCCCGCCCCGGCCAGCGTGCCACAAAATGCCCCTTGAGAGCCAGATAACTCTCTGTGATCGGAAAGCCCAGGCAGCTCCGTCCGGTGTGCTCAAAATAATGGTAACGACCAGCCATGGCGACCCGGAGCGGATCCCCACATCCCTGGCAAAAATGGGGTCCAGACCCTACCCCGGGAGGAACAATCTGGAGACCGGTGTCTAGAGCACGCAGCATTCAGAATAGGCGCGGTAGATAGTCTACCAAGTATGACTGTATTGGAAATTGGACCCGAGTTAACATCAAGTCATCTATAAGGGGACCTTTAGATCGCTTCGACAAGCCTCTCTTCGGCTCTAAGCTCTTCCAACGTCTTGCCGATCTTCGGCCGCCGCGGCTTGCCATAGATCTCTTTGAACTTCTTTCTCGCTTTACAGTACAACGCATACTCATGCTCCAATTCTGAAGGAATGGGTTCTCCCCTCAGAAGCTTTCTCTGGTAATCACCCGACTTCTTCGCCAGGTGAGAACACCCTCCTTCGCAAAACAGCCCATCTTCGGGACTGATCTCTTTGGCACAGAGCCAACAGATAATGAAACCTCGTGGTCGAGGGATCGGTCGTCCAGCATCCTTCCACGCCAGGATACACAACACCTTACAAAAGTTAGCCTCCAAGCTCTCAATTGGTTCACCACAATTGAGACACTTAAAGGTCATAGTAAACACTCCTTTCGAGACTATTTAACCCGTTCGACTTGCCCACCTTAAAACTCACTTGCTACCACCCCTACAACACCTCTTCTTCCACTGGAACGTGATATGGACTTTTCACGTGTCATCTCACGCCTTAATAATGTGCACATCATCATTTTGAATGATCCACCTTGTTGTCCGCGATGGGAATGGACAAACAATGGATAAAAAACAAGAGCGATGGTTTGCTCTTGTTGAATGTAAGTCGTGGATAGGTATTCACTGAAAATTCACCGCGTACTTATACCAAATCTCCCGGTCGCAAGGAGTACGTACAGGCCCTTGGTACCCTTGAGGATATGGTAATATCAAGGCTTGCTATCGGGAGATAAAGTGGCCATTTTGAGGAATAGTTCAGTGGTAATATTACGCATGCCTCACACATAGTAGTACGAACCGTGTAGCCGTACGCGGTTTAGCGTACGTTTTCGGGGTTCGACTGGAACCGGAGCTCATTTCCGGGAAATGTTCCCATGGATGTAATCATTACATATCCTCATAATTAAAACGGGGAAATCCAACTTGGAGGATGGGTGCATTTTCAACTAAATGTGTACATTTTATCATATCAAGGTGAAATATTTATGAGGTTCGGACCGGGTGCTCCTGGCCATGGGGGTCCAGGAGGCGCGAGGTCGAATGCCTGGCATGGACATTTGTTGAACTTGTCGCCGTTGAGACCCATCCAACATGAATGTGGTTTGAGTCGATGATGTGCACCACGAGTATGTCCACACTTACAATATTGGATCATTAGTGTCTCCATCGCGCTTCAAAATTCCCATAGGGATTTTTGTGGAGGTCCAGGAGGTGCGATCTCTTCCCGGCCCATTACTGGTTCCATTCCTAGAATTCTCGCGGCATCTCCAACCGATCCACCTCCAGCAAACGGGTCATAGATTGTCCATCCTTCATGACAGAATGCTTCCAGTAGATGGGTCCATAGAGTGATTGGTTTACTCGTCGTGTATCGATCGTGACCCCGCGGGGCGGGTACCACACCAGGAATTGAAGATCTTGGTTTCCAGTCTTTGCCCGTCCAATAATGAATGTCTTCGAAATCGCGCTTCAGACCATATCCCATTCCACCATTACACTTCCACCATATTCCAGGTCTGCGTCGACGAAGATTACCAAAATCGCGGTCTAACGGAGTTCTGAACAGATCAGGTCCGATCACTATGAGCAGTCCGTGAGGCCGAACCTGGGTGGCCAGATCCTCGAGAACCAATACTATCGACGCAATATCCATAGTCGGATAGGACTCCCCTGGCTTGCCTGATTTTGTTCCTCGTCTTGTTTCGACCGGCCAAGGTGGGTCTGTTGCAATGCAATCGTAGATCATTTCGACGGAACTCGTTCCAATATAAACGGAGGCAGGTCAAATGGATAGTCGTCCAAATTTATCAATCTACCAGGACCAGCTTCCGTTCCACAGTTAGGACATTTGAAAAGATCGCCTTCCCTTGTGACAAAGTCGTGTTTACACACACCACAAGTCCATTTACCGACAAGACGTCCCGTAGCGACTCTATTCATGCTCATTCTATCCCCTTGAAGAGAGGCATCCGGCGATCACACTTGGGACACCGATCTGGCGAGTTCTGGAACTTAGCACCGCATCCACCGAAGATCTTCGAGCAGACGTAGTTCTTGACTGGTTTCTTGACTGGTTTCCTAGGCATATTAGTTTCCTTCTTTTGGAAAGTCATCCTCTTCAGGATCCGCACATCCTCCATTTCGGATCGGCAGTGTTTACAAACCCGGGGATGAACACCTTGTTCTCGAATCTTTCGCCCGCAGCGGGGACATGGTCCTATCTCCATTACGACTGTGCTTTCCTATACATGATTGCTCATAGTCCTCTCTCCCGTTCTCGTTCTTCGATCCAATCGTAGTGTGCTGCATAACCCAGTACGAAATACATCTCGTCTCGTATATAGCGCCGGAACTTCAGCCATCGCCATCGAGGCGGTTCTGGCCCATGGTCCTTCTCGAACTTCTCGAAGGCGAGGCCGGTTGCCAGGCCCTTGTTGAGCATCCTGAACTGGCAATCGTAACACCAGCCTTCGTAGTCGCTGCGTTCACCCAGCTCCTGGATCTCTTCGCACTCCGGGCACTTAAACCGGTTTTTCAAGCCTCGTAGAGCGGCCGCAGCGGCCTCTTCGGGTGTCATTGGTTGCTAAGCGCTGCCTTGCAGGTACCGCATCTTTTCCCACCGTGTTTAGCGTCGCGAACCTTGGCGGGGTTGAAATAGCGGCCACAGGCCAGGCGTCCTCCGTCGCTCATGATGTCGTGGATCCGGCCCTTCGACTTCACACTGATCCGAACCCGTTTCCATCCAAAAGTCATAGGTAGACCTTGATTTGTTGGAGGAACTCCAATTGGTCCTTTCTGTCGAGATGGTAGAAGTCCCGGATCCAGGCTGTCTCCCATTCGTAGAAATTCATGGATTCCAAGAAGTCCAGTATGTGTCGTTGAAGATCGTTTGGAGCAGTGGGGTGGATCTGCAGAAACCACTTGATGAACTGGTCGGCGTCCGACTCGCTCTCAAGCCGGGCCCCGGATCGTTCCGAAAAACCGGGTGTTGAACCGGATTGTTCTTCAGAACTCTCAGAGGTATCTGTAGTCATGCTACGCTTAACCTCCGTGGGCACACCCCAATGCCCTCTATCCCGTCAGTAAATGCGTTCGGGAATGCTTTCTTCACGATATTGTAGGCGGCTTGTAGGTCAGCGTTGATTAGACGACCATCACTGGCACGGAACAGCCCACGCTTGACCCGTTGGCCAGCATACTGCTTCTGGTGACAGACCGGTTCGTTGTCGAGAAACGAACACTTACTGGTATGCGCTTCGTTCTGGAGCACTATCCGGATACCGACGTCTTCCGCCTTGTATTCCAGTTGGCTGATCAGCATCCCAAACGGGATACCGACAAAGTTTTGGTTGTTCCGTCTGCCAAGTCGAACGTTCTGTTTCCAACCGTCGTTGTGGCCGATGACAATTGTGTCGATGTTATGCTGGACGCACCAGTCGATGATTCTCCGACTGGTTTTGTGGAAATAGTCTTGCATCTTCCGCTTCCGCTTCAGATAGAGGCGGTTGAGCCGTCTACTGCTCTTTCCTCCTTGCCGGTCCAGTACGGATCTCAGTTGTGCCCTCTTCTTGTTATAGAACTGGTTCCATGATTTGACAACCCCACCATTGACCACAATCGGCTCAATACCGATGTTGGTCCCGATAGTTACAAGGTTGTTTACACCAAGGTCCAGGCCCGCTATTCGGGTTGATTCTAGTGGTGGCTCTGGTACTTCCTTATCATAGATCACTTCCAGACGATAGCCTACTCCCTGGGGTACGATACGCGCTCCTCTAATGTTCGTTCCTTCATTCAGTCTGGTTTTCACTTCAACGTCGAACTTTCTCGGTAGTTTGATTAGTCCGTCTTTATGACGAACCTGTTGATTGGTAAACGGGAGGACGAACTCGCCATCCTTCGGCTTGTATTTTGGTAGTTTGGGTCTTCCTAAGAACTTCTCTGGATGCTTTTTCCACTCCTTGATAGAAGCAAAGAAGGATTTCCATGCACTGTCGATCAAGCGAAGAATCTGCTGAGCTGTACCAGTCGGCAACTCGTCGTAATTATCGCTCGTCTCTTTCAGTGCCAACCATACATCGTAATACCGGAGCCATACGCCGTTATGGAAGAGCTCCTGCCTGACGATGTAGTTGGCTTCATTGTAGAGATTCTTCGCCAGGTGGCACCAATGGGACAGGTCCGGGTCCGGCTTAATGTAGAACGATTCGATCCGGTTCAACGTGGTTACCACAATATCACTCTTACAAATACCTAGTACGCCCGTAGGATTATGCTTCGGTGTTTTCTTCAGTGTCCTCTGTCTGGCCCTCTTGTTTTTCTTTGATCCACTCGATGACAATGTTGGACATCTGGACGGCCAGCGCGGCGGTGGGAGCGCTGCCGTTCCAGTTGGAGATATTGTCCCCATCGATCTTGACGTCGAACTTCCACCTATTGAGATCGGGGCTCCCGTCTACTTTTCCGATCAGGGCTCCGAGAGCTCTGTCGTATAGGGGTTGGTCTCTTTTCTCTTCGATCTCTGCCAGTTCTGTCGAAAATTTCTCTTCTTCATACTCGTAGGCTACTCCTTCTATCTTGGTCTCGAGATCGCCGTTGACACTGAATGTGTGAATTACCTGGGCGATCGCTTTCCATCCGTCGAATTGTTCGACGCCATACTTTGTTTCTGTTTTCATCTTTCATTACCTTCCTAAGTTGGTTTTACGCTGACTCTAAGTTTATTGCCCCGGTCTCGATCCTCTTCAGCCTTGGGGCCATAGGGAAAGCACATATTGAGTTGGACTTCACTCGGCCAGCAGTGGACGAACGCTTCGGTCTTGTTGTCCCACCATGCCCAGTAATCTCCTTCGATATCTTCTGTCAATAGTAGCTCGACTGTTCGTCCTGGGATCCCGGTGAGTCTGACCTGGTGCTTGTACTTGTAGAAGTGGCGGTAGCCGGTCTCTTCCTCGAGGGCGTACATAATGGATTGTCTCATGCCGAACTTCTCAAGAACTGAACCACATCATCCCAGTTATCTACAGCCAACTTCAGATCCTCCTTGTGTTCGTCCTCTATATAGGTGGCCTCATCCCACAGTTTTCCGTTGCGGAGCTCCAGGACGGCGCTCTCGATCAGGTCCTCCATGGCTTCGGGCTCGAGGGCGTCCAATTCCCATGAGTCGTAGCCGTACTTGGGAACATACTCTCCGGCCCTGGAATCACTCAGTTTAGCCGGGTTGGGAGGCGGATTGTACTCATCAATCTGGTCCATGTTCAAGGCGATGCGCCGGACGTCAACTTCGGATCCAAAGGTCTTGAGACGATCCTGGATGTCTCTGGTCATGTCCAGGCCCGAGGGATCGTGGTCTCCGAGGTGGAGGATCACGGTCTCTTTCCAATCGTTCTCGTGGCCCCGCAATCGCCGGGCTGCTCTCCACATCGCCGAGAGAGATGTGTAGCCCCTACAACTGAAATAGTTGATACGGAGTTCGTTGCAGATCCTTTGGATCACGCCGATAAGTGCGTCTTTCTCAATCCAGACCTCGATATGGTAGGGTTGTTCGGCCCATTTGTCAATCCGGAAGGAGTTGTGGGTGGAAACCATGATTCCATAGGCGTTCTCCCAGGTATTCAGGCTACGAATTTTCCTGGTTCGATCGATGATGTAATCCCAGTCGATCAGACCTGCCAACCGGCCATTACTAACAGCGGTTCCCAGGTTCTTGTAGCTGCGCTGGGTGTTTGGTATCAGGGCTCTGGCTACAAACTGGTAGTAGAGCTGCCTCAATGTGAGATCGAATCCTCTGGATGCGTAATCCTCGAGGATCTCATTGGCCTGATTGATCGTGGCCAGCGTGGCTGGTTTGAAGTTGTGGGATTCGTACCGGATTAGAGACATGAGAATCTACTCCTTGACGTAGATTGAGATGACGATGCTGCCTGAATTACCGGTCTCGCTGAATTTGTGCGAGATCCCCTTTACTTTGTAGACCTTCCCGTCTCGTATGATCTTCTCACCTTTGCGAGGGATCGGACGGCCATTGCCGAAGGTGAGGCTGAACAAATGGACCTTATTTTTAGTTGAAAACACATTGACTTTCATGATGCTGCCTCCGATCGGATTAGATTTGAGTGTAGCTCTTTGGGGGTGACCTGGATTCCTCTCAGGCGCAGGAAGAGCCAGGTGCGGAAGTCATGGGAGGTGAGTGCGGGATGTTTCTTCTCGACAATCCAGAATCTGTACTCCTTCATCAGTTCGTCTATCCTGGAGTCTCCTGCGGTGCAGATATCGCACATCAAGACACCTCGGCCACGATTAGAGACATAGTGATTGGTGCCGATCTCTGTTTCCTTTACAGGGCCATAGGTGTACCCATATGCGGTGGTGTTTGATCCGTGAAACTCTTGGCTGTGTTATACTGTACCAAATGGCAATCTCTCGTTGGTTGGTATCTTCTATGGCCAGTTGCTCGATTTCAATAACTTGTTTTTTGGCGAGCTTCACGTTGCCTGCGCGTTCTCCTCTGGCATGTCTCTCTTTGTGGACCATATCGGCTGTGTTGTCCGGTCTCGTTCCCAAGAAAAGGTGAGAGGGGTTGCAGCAGCGGCGGTTATCACAGCGATGCAATACACACTTTCCCGGTGGTATAGGTCCATATGTTAGCATCCATGCCATTCTGTGAGATATTTCCGGGGCCTTCTTCACTTTCCATATCATGAACTGGCCATATCCATATGCGTTGCAACCAGATTGCCATTCCCAACAAGCACCAGGATCTGGTCTAAGGACGTTGGACCAAAACAATTCAGAGTAGTGGGTTCGTAGTGTTTCTATATCTATTTCAGTTGTCATAACTATTCCCACCATTTCACAGCTCGGCCACGATTCTTCGTGCCAGAGGGGGGCATACAGCATTACCTAGGCCCCGGATCTGTTCCTTCCGTGTCGCATGCGTCGGCCAGCGATACGAGTCGGGAAAGCCCATGGCACGGGCCGTCTCTCTCACAGTCAGAGGCCGGTAGTGATCTTCGTACACGAGAGCGTATTGGTCCTTGGTGGTGATGGTACGGATTGGCTCGTCGAGACCGATTCCGGGGTGGCCAGTGACGTGCTGTGTGATGAAACTGTTGCCGTGGTTGCGACGACCCTTGGCGATCCGTGCCTGGACATTGTGGCTGCTATTGGTGATCTTCCTCCATGGGACATCGGCTCCCCATTCGATATGCTCGCCTATCGCGGGCTCGAGGCCAGGTACCAGATCCAGATCCAGGGTCTCTTTGGTGGCGAACAGGAATAATCGCTTGCGTCGTTGTGGGGTGCCGTAGTGAGACGCGGTCAGGAACCGTTCCTCGAGACGATAGCCCATAATTTCTAGGGCGTGTTTCCAGGCCGGATAGAGCCTCCAGCGGCGAAATGACGGCACGTTTTCTACGACGATCGTGGATGGCTCGGTGGCGTCAGCGCAGTCCACCACAGCCCATGCAGTGGCTCTGAGAGCGTCGTGGTAGGCATGTCTCTGTGGTTGTGAGGCTGGGCTGTGGCCCTGGCACGCCGGAGACGCTAGCAGGAGATCGTAGTCGGGGAGTAGGGACCAGTCGGCCTGGCGTAGATCCTGGCAGACGTGGAGGGTGTTTGGATGGTTCATCTGGTGTGCTTCCACGGCGATTTTAGAATGATTGCCGGCCCATACAACTTCGACTCCGGCTTGTTCGGCGCCGAGGGTGAAGCCACCCCAACCAGAGAAGAGATCGATCGCTTTCATGAGATCACCGGTCTAGGATATAACTAACCATTTCCCAGATCTCCCGAATCTGCTGAGGAAGGCTCAATAACAATTTTAGCTCAGGCGTCAAGCAGATTTTGCAAACCCATCGACCATCCCTTATTCTGAAATCACTTATTGGGTCACCTACTCCATAGGCCGGATATGCGTTGCAAAACTCGCAGAAAGGACCTTCATCCTCTTCTGATGGCTTACAGACTTTGCAGGGTCGCTTCCCCGTCATATCATCTACAGTTTGGTCCCAGAACCTCCATGGAACGCTAGAGCAATCATAACGGTGATCAATATTGGCTTTGGACTTGTAGAATCTTCTTACGGGCCCTGGCCAAATTGTAGCTTCTTGGGGCGAATGAAAAGGCCAAGTCATGGTTCGCCTCGCGCTCCCATCATACAGCCTTCGTTGGTGTGTCGTTCGAAGCAATTGGGAGTGAAGATGTGCCGATTCATCTGAATCCGCGCGTCGCCGGCCTGGATCATGGCCCAACAGGCACAGCAGTGGTCATCGTGGATTTCTTCCCATGGAGCATGGTCGACTATGGTGATGTGGAGATGTTGTCCCATGGCGCGTTTGAGGGAGTTCATTGTGCCGCCGCTGAAGGGTAGAAAGAAGGCAACCATATGGGTGGCGGGACTGACAATGTCGGCATTGCGATTGATGCCGGCCATGAATCCTTCTTTTCTCCACTCAGGGTATTTGATATCGGTCTTGATTCCTCGAGACTTGGCCCACGTTTCTCCCAATATGTCGGCACCATCAGCGCCGCCTGATACGACGAGATCAGGTTTGCCGATAACTTTCATCCAGTCGTCCAGTACGTCGAACAACAGTGCTTTGTCCTTCCATCGTCGGGATCCGACAACGGCCAGGGTTACTTCTTTGGTCAGGGTTTCCTGGATCACTTTCTCACTTTCCTTTTCGGCCTCTAGGCCGTAGCGGTTGAAGGATCTGAATTATCCCGCTCATCCGCTTTTTCTTCGTAACTTTGGAATGTCATATCGTCCAATCTGAGTTTGTCGAACACATTGTCAACGAAAGCGGCTGGAAGTCGGTTTTCTACAATTCTCTTGATCATGGCCTTGGTAGTCCCTTTGCGATGGAGGTGGATGATCTGAATCTCGTGGCGATTGAAGTTGACATTGTGTTCGTTCCACCAGTATTCCCCAACGGTAACATGCATCATTTCACCTGGTTGATCTGGGATCTCGATCACTTTTGGTATGCCGACACAGTCTTTCATCAGTTGATTGATCCTGGCCTGCCGGATACCGTAGCAGTAGACCACACTGGGTGTCTTGGCGATTGGATCCTTGACTCGGCCAATGGTCTGGACGAAGGTATTGCGGGCGTTGATCTCCCATATCTTTGGTGAGAGAACTTTGATGGCGTAATCGTGCTTTTCTGCATCGGTTGGGTTTGGATTGTTGGGAAAGTAATCTACTGGGTTGGCATCCACCATGTCCAGGGCTACCCAGTCGAATGCTTCTTGTGGGGAGTAGGTGCCGCCGACGACGACCATTGCTCGTAGGTTGTTGGCCACGCCAATGGTTTCGTTGGATCTCTGGTAGGTGACATTCTCGGGTGGGATGTGGGGAAATTCCTGCTTGAATCGTTTCCAAGATAGAGTATTGGGCAGAACGAACATGACGTTGTTGTTGCCGTGGAATCTGAGAACATCCTCGACATAATTGCGGAGTCGGTCCATGTCCTTGAAGATCCTGCTTTGACTGATGTGGCGGCTGTCGGCAATGACAATCTGTGTTGCCGCGGTATTGTTCGGATCTCCAAAGTGGTATCTGACGATGCCGGGGAGGATCTTTTCCATATTGGTGTATGGAAGCGTTGCGTCTGTGACGATGATTTTCCCGGGCAGACTTTGTAGCCATGCCATCATCTCCATGTGCTTGGTTGGTAGGATGAAACTAATCTGTTCTTCATAGTTGCCGCTCTCGATCTTGGAGACTCGCCATCGTTCCTCGGTGAGCAGTGCCAGCACGTTGTAGATACGGCTGACCTTATGTCCAGTATCTAGCTCGTAGCCGTATAACAGCATGAGGTAGGGGTTGGTTTTCTGGCGCAGTTTTTCCCGTTCGGAGTCGTTGAGGTAGTTGTCTACTGGATCACCGTGGTCGTACCATTTGAGGTCCTGGAAGGTGACGGTGAAGTCGTCGATGTACTCTACTATTTCCTCTACCATGTAGTTAGATGGGAATTGGTGGAGTAGTTGGCGCATCTCCCTGTCCAGGGCGTCGAAGAAATTGTAAGTTGGTTGGTCTTCTTTCGGTACGGTCCGTAGGATCAGTTCGAGCGGGGAGACGTCAATAAACTGGCTGATCTCGTCCAGTACGATGACATCAAACGATGAGATGTATTCCCTCATCTCGAGGGCGTCGTCGGTGGGGGTATTCATCAGCGAGTAGAGTTTGGAGTAGGTGATGAATCCAACATCAAAGTCGTCTTTCTCATCTCTGAAAGTTTCTTGCATGCAAGCCGAGGGATCCAGATCTGATTGAAACAGGGGTTGGTCCACTATTGGCAGGCATTTACGGCCGCCGTGTTTCAGTGCGTAGTGGCATTTGTCGCAGTCTTCCCGGGGGACGGGGATGGATGGAACCAGGGGGAGGCCGGTGCGTTTCTCATGGTCGGCGGCCTGTTGAGCCCGAATCAAACATGTTTTCATATTACTGGACCAAACAAAGCCCTTCATGGTTTGGCCCTTGTAGCGGCGGCCTACCCGCATTGCTTCTGGAAAAGTCCGCTCACTGATGGATGTCCTGGGTACGGAGAACAATATCGAGAGGCCCTTACCCTTCGCCGTGATGGGAAGAGCCGTTGTAAAACCCGAGCGCGTGCCCTTTTCTGCCAGAATGAATTTGGCGTCCATGTCCAGGATTTCTTCAGATCTGTCGTATGCGAGGGAGAAGTCGGCGGCCCGGGTTAGTTGCGGAAAGTCTGGATCTGGGTCCAGTTGATCCGGGGATCGCCTACCACACGGAAGATCACAACAGTGGTGTTTGGATTTGAGTTCCTGGAAGTATTCACATCGGCCTCTGTATTTTCGGCGGAACCAGTAATCTACCTGGTATTCGGTAATGCCCCTATTGGCATTGTCGACGGCGTCATTGACTTCGTGCCGGAATAAGTAGGCGATCTGTTCGCGGCTGTAGCCCATATTGGCCAATGCGATAACCAGATTGACTCGTTCCCAGTAGACCCCCGGTCTGGAGAGGGAGATCTCGAAGCATTGGGTCAGGCATGGGACATTGAGGATTCTGCCTACCATTTCACTGAGGGTATATTGCAGGGTGTTGTGGAGTTGAATGGCTGTTTGTAGTTCCTGTTCCTGTTCTGGAGACCGGTTGGTGAGGAGCTCGAGTTTGGTGATGTCTTCTTCTGGCGCTGGGATCGTGAACTTAGTTCGTCCTTCTCGAGCCCATTGGAATATGCGTGGTTCCTTTGATTTTGGCTCGTCTCTTTCCCGGGAGCCGATCAGTTCAAGGATGTGTTTGTAGTGGTTTCGTTTTGATCTACGAACGAGGTTCTCACCACGTTTGATATCGGCATCGGTGATAGGCTGGGATCGATCATGCTTCTGAATCTGTGCCAGCGTCATTGGCAGGGACATGCGGGTTCGATCCTTCTGGTGTGGTGAGAAGATGCCCTTGATCATCGATCCAAAGCCGCGGGTGATCAGGGTTTCGATATGGACATGGGGGTGTTCTTTGATGTTGGTCTGAGGGTTCCATGGGTGTTCTGGTGGGATCCAGTACCAACTATTCTCGTCGAGCTGGATAAAGCCGGTGATGACACCATTTTCCTCTGTGGTGTATTGTTTGGCTAGTGAGGCGAAAACCCAGTTCTGGTACTTCCTGACGTCATCTTGATGGATCGAGGCGTCGAACGGGACCCAGTTATGATATCCTTTGACGCCGCTGTCGGTGTTGAGGTAATGGACATTAGATGAGTCTTGAAACTCGCAGACCATGGCCAGTGGGATCTTGCAGAGATCGGGCTGGTCCGAATCGAAGTCGTAGATAGCAAACCGTTGGAAATCGGTGTAGTTGTTGCCATCGTAGTTGGTGATACTGATCTGGATCGGCCAGCCTTTGTTGACGAGTACTCCATACGCTTCAGCAGTAAGGATGCCGTGGCGCTCTCCGCCCGCTTTGCGCCGCTTGAAAACACCTTCGTCTGTGCCGCGGTGTTGGATGGTGGATCCCCATGCCCTGGGGAGCCCCATCAAGCGAGCGGTCGCTTCGAGTGCATCACTGGCAATTATCCATCCCACTTATTCGCCCTCAGGGGTGAGACGGGCCAGACGACTTAGTATTTCGGTTTCGATTACAATTGGAGTGTAATCCTGGCGTTCGAGGTAAAAATCTGGATCAGAATCTTCGCTTATAGGCTTGGGGTCTGGAAGTCGAATGTGGGCAGCGGCCATTTCTTTCAACATCAACGGTGCGGAATTGTCGAAGGTATGGCCTCTACCGGGAAGTGCGAAGAACGATTCTATCACGAATGCTTTCAGATCGAAGAATTTGATGATGGTCTCCTCATAGGCGTTGGGAGGGGCCACTCCGGCGGCCTGGTAGATGGCTTTGTTGAGTCGGTCGAGCATGTCGTCCCACCAAACCTTGAACCCTGGCACCATCCATAGACCTCTTTTCAGTGGGGTGGTGAGATCTCCGATGTATGCTTCTTCGAAATCGTGGACCAGGCCCAGGGTTTCGTAGCGGTCTGCCTTGTCCTCCGGAGCATATTTACGGGCCATGTCGGCCACGAAGAGAACGTGCTGACCTACTGATACGGGGAATCTTGTGTGTCCATTGTAGCGGTTAATGAGTGACAGCGAGTGGGCGATATCCTCGAGGTTCACTTCTTCCGGCGTTGGGTCGAACATGTAGAATCGGTTGCCTGAGTATGTCTCGATCCAACCACCGCGGTCGGGATCCGCGTTTGGTGTTGGTTCCATCCTATTGCACCAGTTCCTCGTAGCGGCGCTGGATCCGTAGCAAGCGTTCGACAGCCACTTCGTGTTTATTCAGGTCCGCAAGAAATTGGAGTGAGGCCTCGTGAATCACTCGAGCCGGGCCACCTTTCAGCTTCCATGCTTTTGCGCTGGCTCCCGTGCGCCCTCGATTTTTCGCTTTTTGAGATTCGGCCCAGTCTTGTTCTGCCATATTGCGCATGATCAGAGAGACAGTTGGTTGGGGCAGGCCTGTGGCGGCTTGAATTTCTTTGCCGACCAGTTCGTCGTGGTCGGCCAGTGCGGCAATACACCGGGCCTTGGCCGATTTCATGCCACACTCTTTCAGCGATTCTTCTAGTTCTTTGTCCATTGCTTCTTTCCTCCTTTACCGGGTTGGGGAGGTGACCGGGGAAATCCCCGGTCGCCTCAGTCTATTCGTTGTGGTGCCTTACTGGATGGGAACTTCTTCGAAGGGTTCCTCATAGCCGTCGGCGAGATCCCATTGGCACACCTTGTAGGAGCCATAGCGGACACCGGCGCGGTTGACATAGCCTACCTTGGCGATGTCCCGATCCTTGCTCAGAACATTGCCTAGTTGTTGGCTGGTGGTCCCATGTCTGGTGGTCTTGTTGATGTGTTCCAGGATCTCTGTGGTGCTCTTGGGGCCTTCACTCAGGTACTGCTTTATTTTTGCTCGGATGCGGGTTGTTTTGATACAATCATCTCCTTGTTCTATTATCTCTGCCCGGTATAGTTGCCGGTTTTGATGCGAGAGATCACTGATGGGCTCACATTGAACTCACGAGCGATCTCTTGTTGCATTAAGCTCCCTTTCCGGAGCAGGACTTTGATTTCCGAAACTTGTTGGACTGTTAGCTTCGGACTACTACCCCCGCCAAATCCGTCCATGGTGATTCTGTGTTCATTCAGGACTACCCAGACGAATCGTTGTGATCGGCCTACTGCCATCCCAACTCGAATAACACTTTTGAGTTGTGCGTAGAGGTCAATAATCACGTGGTCTTCTTTTTCTGAACGGGTTGACTTTGACTCTCTATATGGAACGTGATGTTTGGAGTGCTCGGATATGCTCATACACTTCAAATTGGATGGGTGATTATTCTGTCGATTGTGGTCGATATGATGTATGTGGTGTCTTGGTGGGATGGGCCCATTACAGAATGTCCAAATTGCTCGGTGAAGGAGTAATTGGGGTGGCGGCAGCGCACCGATGTAGTATCGGTCCTTCTGGCGGAGATAGTAGGGGGCGCCTCGAAAGGTTACTTTTGTTTCATCAGCGATGCAGTTGGAAACTAGTTCGTCCCAGTTGTAGGAGTTGTAGGATTCAGGGGTTTTCCTGTCTTTCATCTTCGTTCTCTCCTTGCTTGGAATTGAGGTCACCGGTAACTTCATCCACTTGGATTTCTCTGGCGACCATGAATGGCACGCCCTCTCGATCTTGTTGAGGGTCTTGTAGCACTACGCGATGCACACCAGCTTCGTGTAGTAATTGGGCTTGGTTTCTTTGGACGGGGCCGTTGGTGTAGATGGTGGCACCAACTCGGTCCGTCGGGGTTGTATGTAGTAGAAGGATCTCGATTGGGTCCAGGTACCATTCGTCTAGGTACCAGTCGTCCTCTGGAAGATTCGTTTTGAAATAACCAATGCCTTTAATCCGGCTATCTTGGTTGACTAGTAGGGCGCCTTCTTTTCTATCTGGGACATTGCCTAGATGGCCGCCGTTGCCGGCCATCTCAATGTAGACCAGGTCCTTGGGCGAGATTTCTGTCAATCAACTCTCTCCTTTGAGGTTTTCTTCTTTTGTTTGCGTTGGCGAATCGAAATGAGGCGATTGGGATCGTTGAGATGAACCACTTCGATGCCGTGTTCTGCGGGAATGCATCTCCAGCCCTTGTCGAGATCCTGTACGCCGAAAACGCAACGGTGACACTGGCCTGAGCAGCCGATGGTGTCGAGCTCGAGGATTCCGGGTCGACGGCGTCCAGTCCACCACTGTTTGATCCTGGTCAGGCCGATGAGGTCCAGGCGGAGGACGGTTACGATGGATTGTTTCGTGACTGGAAGGGGTACGCCTTCTGTTCGGGCTCGGCGAAACGCTTTGGATTTTTCTCTGTTCCGTTGGAACAGGGTATTTCGAGCTCGGATCCATATCCGGCCTAGCGTTTCGTCGTCCAGTTCGTCGAGTTTGTCCAGTATCCGCTTGGCGTCGGCCTTACGCTTGGCCTCTGTCTTTGAGGATGCGCTTGGCATGTTTTTGAGCTTCTTTGGCTCTCAGTTCTCCACCAAAGGCTTTCTTCACTGCACTGGTCAGCCGTACCTCGATCACGTCGTCGATGGACTCGATACCGAGATCGACTAGTCCTTCGGCTCTAGAGCCACCGATACCTTTGAGTTGTGAAAGCTCCTTGATCATCTGAGATGTATCTTTCTCGGGACCTTCCTCGTACTCTACCTCTACCGGGTCCATTACAGACTTCACTTCGGGCGGTTCCTCGTCCTCTCCCCGTTCCAGGTCGTCGGCGAACACCGTCGAAGTGCTCCCGGTCCTTGCCTTTCCGATGGCGGCCCGGTTCTTGATGTCGCTGATGTCATGCTCAATTGCTTCTTGAGCTTTGACGAGGCCGTCGAGGCGTTCCTGGATCTCTTCGAGATCGGAACGGGTGGCGATGATAGCGTCGTAGATGACGGACTGGGTGATTTCCTCAGGTCGGGCCGGGGCTACCCGGGTGGCCACGGGATCGCTCGGTGTCTCAAGATCTTGCTCTTCCTCCTCCTCCTCTTCGAAGACTGTCCCACATTGGGGACATTTGGGATCGCTCTCTTTTACGATTGTGTTGCAGGCCGGGCACTCGTACTCTTCTTCGGGTTCAAAAATTACTGTTTCTGCCATGTGATCACCTCACTGGAGTCGGGTTACCATCTCCGCTTCGGGAAAGTCGACCGTTCCCTCGGTTTGTAGTTCTGTGATAGCACCGATGAAGTCGTTCTCGGCGATGCCGTTCTGGTTGGCCATGGCCATCAGATCATTGAAGCCGTGTCTGGCCCCTGGTGTCATCATGGATAGAACTCGCTCCTTGATACCTACTAGCGGAGCCGTTCCATTGGTGGGAGCAGGTGTTGGTGCTGGTGCCGGGGCTGTGGTGCCGGGGGTCTCTTCGATCTCTTCGGGTTTTTCCCGCCGCTGAATTTCCTGTTCGGCGATCTGACGATGCCATGGTGTGAGATCGGTGGAGTTGATGGCGTTCTGCAGTTTTATTATCGTCATCTTGGCGGCGCCTGCTCTGACCGGTTGCTGTTCATTGACAGGTACCTGATCGAGTGTGCGGAAGTCCACGTCTTCCTCGGTCGGAGCTGCTGCTGGCAGATCTGCGGAAGTGGTTTTGACCGTCCTGGCCTTGCGCTTTTTCCGTTCTGGTGCCGGAGTCTGAGGAGCTGCTTCGGCGATTGGTGCCGGTGTCGAGTCGTTGCTCGGATCCACCGCCTCGGTCGCGGGATTTCCGCTCATTTCCTCGATCTGCTTGGTGAGTTTATTCTGAGCGCGGGTGGCCTTGGAACGCTCGTTCTTCAAGGTCTTTCGTAATTCCTCGTTTTCATTCATCAGTTTCTTCATCTGAATTTCCTGTTGATGTTCCTGCTCCACTTCATTGACGAGCTCGTCTTGAGTGGTGAGCATCCACAGGATCAGATCTTTTTTCTTGTCATCGGGGAGGTTGTTGAGATCCTCCCAGCTTTCCCACTTGGTTTCTGTCATGTTCACGGCTCCTTGACGGACTGGATGAGTGTGTCCAGAGATGGCCACCTTCCGGTCCGAATCTTCTCTCGTAGGGCTACGCCTCCGGCTTCGAACATTCGATGAACGGAGAGATCGTAATCTGTGCCCATTGCTTCCATATCAACTAGCAGTTGACTGTCGAGGGAGAGAGTTTTACCCGACTTCATAGACTGCGAAAAAGGGCTCGTTGATTTAACTATTACTGTTGTTGTAGTAGATTTAGGACTTGGGCGCGACGGCCTGGATTTTCGCGAGGATGAGGTCAAGAGTCTTTCCTTGAGCCAGAGCGATCTCTTCCATTGGGAGCCTGTTCTCTACGGAGACGGCTGTTCGCTGCTTTGTCTTGGAGATCTCGTTGAAGATGAAGGTCAATGCCCCTATCATTGGATTGATGTTGTCGATCTGGCTGGCGAGATTCTGGGCGGTATGGTCGAACGCGTCTCGCTGTTTTTCCAGAGATGCGATTAATTGTAAATTGTTCAATTCTGTGCCGTTGGACTTCTCTATTATTGTCATGTCGACAATGTGTTGTATGTGGGTCCGGAGTGTTGTTGCGATCTCGGTCTCGATCTTGTCCAGATCCATCGGTTCGATATCGGCCTCACTAAGGAGGAATTCGTAGGCACAAGCTGGACACTGTATCTCTTGCTTTGGATCAGGTTGCGCTATATCTACCAGGTTCGAGACCTGTTTTCCAAATTTTGTCGACTTCTCGTCGATCACTTTTTGCACTTCGGTTCTTTGCTTCATGGTTGTTACCTCAGATTAGATATGGGTCCCACAGGTCTTTCATCACCCATCGCCGGTTTCCCTTCTTCTGAAAAACCAGGCTGCACATGATACATTGTTTCTCGACTGTTTTGGCCTCTTTATCTCTTCCTGTTTGGATGAGATCCTCGCCGCAGTTGGGACACCTGCGAACTATTTTGCCAAGCGTTACCGGCTTTCTGTACGCCATTGGGATGATGATTCTTAGTGGTTGCCGCGTGATTCCGTCTGATTCTGGATTCGACGGTGTCTTCTATGGGCTCTTGAAGAACCCCTCGGAGTGATCTGCGCTGTAATTTGTTCTTCCTGCTCACTGGTTATCACCTGCCTTTCTCTCTGATGGGGTTGGGGTTGCTGAACTGTCGTCTGTTTTTTTCTATTGACTGTTACGTCGTATTCGGGCAGGCCAAAATAGGCGTATCTGAGCTCTTCGCCGTCCTTTCCCTTAAAGCGGTGAAGTTTGGACATTCCTGGATTACCGATATGTCCGACGGGAGTGCCGGCGGGCGCTCTATGATTTTCGGTGGTGTAATGCCATTCGATGTGAGAAGGATCGGCAGTGGCAAACGGACACTCGCCGCACTGGTAGTGGCCGCCTCTAGGATTGGACGGTTGGCGTCGATGGCTCATCTATCCTCTTGATCTTTGACCACGCGAAACGGTAGGTGCCGTTTTTGTGTTTCAGCACGATGCCCCAATCGTTCCGAGAGATGATTGTCCCCCATAGGCCCCGGTCCCGATTTCCATCTGTAAAGACAACAAGGGATAGATCGTGAGAATTCTGCGGGGGGTCCACGCGTTGGATATTGTCCCATTTGATCTCGTGATTGCCATCGTTCCGAGAGATGATGATGCCACGATCGTTTTCTTCGATGATTATCCCCCATAGGTAGCGTTCTCGATCTCCATCCACGTAGATGATTCGAGATTCACCTGGTCGTTTCTTCTTTCGTTCTTGGTTGCTATGTACCAGGGTGCGTTCCGAAAAACTAGGTGTTGAACCGGGCCGTTCTTCAAAACTCTCAGAGGTATCTGTAGTCATGCTACGCTTAACCTCCGTGGGCACACCCCGATGCCCTCTATCCCGTCAGCAAATGCATTCGGGAATGCTTTTTTCATGCTTTTGACTTTCATTTTACTCATTCCTCATGAATAGTCGATCATACTGGTCTGACCACTCTTGACACTGGGAACTATAGGAGTGTGTACTTCGTCCTTCTTTTTTACTTCGTCGCTCGGTTTGACGGGTTTCTTTCGGGGTTCCGAGGCCCTGGGTGGTACTGTGGATCCGAGCTGTGGGGCGTACTTGGTTTCGAGGGTGCGTTCAAGGTGTGTGGCTGCCTCGGCCACGGATGGCGAGGCTCGCATTTCCTCGGCGAGTAGTTCGCGTAGTTTAGCCAGTGTTTTTCGGCCTGTCTCGAGGTTCTTTTCCCGGGGGATGGTCTGGGACACCTGTGGAGGTGCGATCATTTCCTTGGTGCCTGTGGCGTGTTGAATGATTTCCCATGCTTTACTGCGGATCATTGCTGGTAGGCGATCGAATCGTTCTCTGAGGCGGTCGTGGAGGCCCTCTACGCCCTGGAGGGTTTGGTGGGCCGTGGGGTTGTTGGAGAGGATCCCGATAGCGATGTAGGCCTGGTAGATCGGTGCTCCGTCGAGCTGTGCGATGAGGATCGTGACGTTGTCGCTGATGATGTCTAGGGTTTGTTGGAGGAAGACCGATGGTTGTTCCCAGAATGTGCCTTCTAAGATGGTCATCTAATTACCAAATCAATTCGTCAATAATTCGTTTATACTCATCAACATCGTGATTCAAAATGTCGGCATGAATCGATTGGAATATTTGCTCGATAGCACGATTTCTCTTCTCGAGGAATTGTTCTGGTGTCAATGGGGCTGCCTCAAAGTCTGAATTGTACCTGTCTGCTGATGATTTGTCCATATCGGTATCATCACGATCAGGCAGTGTTGCCAGCAATTTCTTGTGCTGTTCCTTAATGAATTGTTCGAAGTCTTTGAATTCAGTAAAATATAGTCTATATTCGTTAGCAGCAGTATCATACAGTCCATATTCCGGTTTATCAATTCTCCAACCTGGAGCGAGTAAATCAATAAGCCGCCATACCTGTTCACTGGTGGCCAAGAATACGACGTAGGGGGGATCCCATACCACGCATACAACTGCAACCGGACCTCCGTGTCCTACCCTGGATTTTTGGGAGAAGTATTCTTGTTCTTCCTCGTCCCCTGGAAAAAAACCAGCATGACTGGATATTGTTTTCACGCCCCAGTACTGCATGACGAGAACCAACTTGGAAATCGAGGGGTTGATTCCGGCAATGGTGCCTTCTTCGTCAGAACCGTACATATCCCGAATATTGTTTTTCACCACTCGGGGTAGGGGTTGTTGTGGCTCAGAGGTTCGTTCCAGCCGGTCCACTCATCGGCCAGGCCGTCGGGCGATTCTTGTTTTTCCAGGTGGCTGAAGATAGCCGGATACCGTTCCTGTAGGTGCTCGCCGAGCATGTTGGCGAAGACGCGGATCTCGGCATCGGCGTAACGGCTGTGGCGCTGGGGCATGTAGTGAAAGAGCAGTTCTGAGAGTGAAACACTCCACATCATAGAGGTGGGGAGGGCGTTGCCGAGCACGCCGCGCATGGCTCCTCGAGCCTGTTTGCGAGCCGTGGTCTTGTCGATATCGGGTTGGCGATTCTTCACGTATTTCTGCAGTAGTGGAACGCCCTCTTCGTAGACATCGCGACAGATCTCTTCCGCGTCTTTGAGATCGTTGAGAAGTTTGGTACGTTCTTCTTCATTGGCGTTGGGATCTTCGAGGAACTGACGGATCAGTGGGTGCCAGGCCCAGTCGGAATCGGACTCGTCCACGTAGCGGGTAGATCGCTGGGAGATCCCGATCTCCTTGGTATGACGTACGTGTTCATGACTCCATCCGCGCGAAAAGCCCTCGAGATACCATACAGTGTACCCGTGGGCGAGGAATTCTTTACGTTCCGGGTCCTCCATGACCTTGCCAATGGTCCACGTGCCTCCAAGCCGGACTTTTGCTGCGTAGCAGACGGCCTGGATTGCTGTTAGTTCCAGGCGTTTGACGAAGCCACCGCCATCGCTCTCTGTGAATTCTTCGCTACATCCAGGTATCCAAGCAATAAGCTGAGGATCAACCCTTGCGGCTTGTCTCGCCATGTTCTTGATTATGGTAGTTGTCATTATCGAGACTCGATCCTTATTTTTCAGATACTCCAACCTCGCGACCTGTTGGACTAGTGCTCGGATGTTGAGCGTGATGAAGTGAGCCAGGTTGGCCTTGTCGGTGGTAATCACTATCCCTGGCTCGTTGATCAGGTGTTGAACAAAGTCGTTACCGAGTCCGCCGATGATCACGAAGTGGTGGTAACTGTGGCCCCAGACACTGTTGTGATTGACATCTCGGATGTGTTGATGGTAGTCCTCGGAGCTCCTACCCTTTCCCAATGAATCATAGCAGGCTCTTCCGGCCAGTTCGGTTACGATCTCATTATGAGATCCGACAGCCTGATCTCCCTTCTTGGCATGATCTCGCCGTGGTTCTCCCATGGTCGGTGGGATCAGGGGATCCTCAGTTCCATCATAGACGAAGGTAACTCCGTATTTGGGTTCTTTCAGCATGGTGCTCACCCGCTCGGATTATACAGTCGGACTATTACTGTTACTGTTGTAAAAAGTGGGCTCTAGGTGAAGGAGTGCTCCTTTTCCAGATGGATAGAAATCAAGTACCGAAAGTTGCCAGTACCCACAAAAATACAACATTTTTGGCAGTAAACCGCGTCATCTCCCAGTGGGGTTGCGGACAGCTTGAATTCGAGCATGGGCTACTCTTCAATCGAGATTACGGTGATCTTCTCGTTGGTCTTGATGAAGCCGGACGAGTATTGGAGGTCTTCAACAATTTCATGATCCATCATATTGTAGACGACATCGATCTTGTCATCACCGATGATTTCGAGGGTGCAGGTAAAATCGAAGCTGGCCCTGCCCTTGATTGTGACTTTCTTGCTCATCCTACTCATTCCTGACGCTTACGACGACGACGGCGTACGGCTCGGATTTGATTGATCTCTTTGTGGGACAACTTGACCGGGGGTGGGTGATTATCCATGTCATGACCGTCGGCAAAGTCGTTTTTCCAGACGATCTTACAGTTTTTGCAGCCGATGATTCTACAACATCCGTATGCAGTGGATACAACGTGCACGTGGGGGTTTGGGCAGCAATTGGGAATTTCCTCGAGGATATCGTTGAGATGCTCTGGAACCTCGTATGTGGTCCAATCTCTTTTCTTCGTTGGTGTGGTGGCATTTATGAAGTCCACTCGTGCCGGGTTTTCTTCGAGATCCTCAATGGGATCTTCCATCTCGGGGTCGTGTGGCATTTCAGATCACCAATATACTCCATAGGAACTATCTTCTCTATCACTGCGTTCTGTAACCACAAAACAGGTTGTACAGGTCTTTATTTTGTGATGGATCGAGTCCCATCCATTCGTGGTTTTATTGTGTTTGCAGTCCAATAATCCTTGCAGTCGCCGAAGCTCTCCGATTAGTCGATCTACCCATTGGTATGCTTCATCAGTATTACTGAAAGTTGTCTGGGTATGCCTATATCGCTCTCGCCAATGACTGGCTTGTTTAAGTGCGCTGCTCATTCAACTATTCCGCCGAAATAATCGGTACGAAGCTTGTATTCGCGTTGTATCAGTTCTAGTAGCCGCGCATCAAATCGAGGACCGTTATTCAGGATCCCGATTCCGTATTGGGCGTTCATGACCATCTTGAACGCAATACGAAGACGTTGGTATCTCAGCCAGCGTTTGTCTCCGGTGAGATGGTACCAGATTATGCTGATGGTTGCGATGGTGAGAGCGGTGGGAATCAGGATCATTCAACTATCCCGGCTATTTGGAGAAAGTCCTTCACCTGCTCATAAAGGTCGCCGTCCGTCGTGTCCAGGTTGTTGGTGAACCGAAAGTCCCAGTTGTCGATAGTCTGCATCTCGGTTTCTGATACGTGAGTGGCGGTATCGGCCTCTAGTATGTGGCCTCGATCGGAGTTGATGAATCCAACCTCGCCTTCCAGGGAGTGGACCCATGCCAGTTCGTTCTTGAACCTGACATCTGTTACCACGAAGCGTTTGATTCCCCACAACTCGTGGGTTCGGATGATGAAGCTCTCGAGGGTGCGGAGCCATAGTTGGCGGCCGTAGCGATCCCGGCCGTTGGCTGTTCCCTCTTCCTGCAGTAGTCTGCGGACAGTGGGTGGCTTGCTGTCGAACACTTCATCGTACTGGAATCCCATCCCGACTACTTTGTGTTTGAAGCCCTCGGCGAAGGCAACCTCATGAAAGCCGTGGGGGCGTAAAAACTCCTTGGCGATATAGTTCTTACCGGATCCAGCGGGTCCGGCGATCCCGAGGATGACAACGTCCAGTGGTATCTTTCCAGTATAGCCGCGTCCTCCACATGCGGGACATCCTGGGCAGGATTCTTTCGGGTCAGGACTTTCGCCACAGAGGGGGCAGTTGTGCAGCTCTTTGTCGAAGCCTGCTCCACAGTAGAAGCAGCCCAACTGGTCCGGACAGGGAAGATTGCTCATGCTCGTTTACCAGGGCAGGGCTCCTTGAGTTTTTCGCTGGGTTTGTAGCTGCTTTGTTGTGCTCCACAGGTAGTACACCACAGCTCGAGGTCGTCCATATCCATGAACATGGAGTGGGTCTCGTGGGTTCCGTCTCGGTAGAGTATGCTTTCTTGCGTCTTTGCGTATTCTTTCATATCCATCTTAATCACCTTTGTTTCTATTCTTATAGCCGCCATTGGCCGTCTTCTTTGATATTGGGGTAGTGACCCTGTTCTCGGCACTGGGGCCATGTCTGGTGGTGGGTGCGGCAGTAGAAGCCTGCTCCGAAATCTTCGAAGGCGCACTCCATATTGCGGGAGAAGAGCCGCCGGATCCGCCGTAACAGACTCATGATCGGCGGTCCCATATCGTGACGGGGTGGTGTCCCCAGAGATCACGGACCATCATAGTTCCCACCGCAGCGACACGGAGGTCGCAGCGAAGGGTGCAGCCGAGTTCCGCCATCGAGATCGTCGAGTATCGGGTTTTTTCCTCGATCCTGTGGTAGAGCGTGGCGGTGTCCAGGGGACCATCTTCGAGCTGTTTGAGGACGAACTCCCGGATCCGCCAGTGTTTCTTTGTCACGATCTTACTTAGTAGTGGGTATCACTGAAGAGTAGGTTCCAAGGATCTCGAGCAGTCCTGAATATCTGTAGAACCAGTAGGCGAACTGGTAGACATTGTGGCCTTCTGCTGGGCGGAGTAGATCTTGAAACCCTTCAATGGCTTCGTCCAGTAAATCTTCGGGGACAATCTGGTCAGCGAAGTGGAGCCAATCCATGTCGTTGCCGGGATCGTACTCGTCCGCGTTCGGTTGGATATCGGCCCATTCCTTGAGAACCTTGTCCATTTCGTCTCGGGCTTCGCTGGTCATTGAGCTGATTGTGATCGACATTAGGCCACCTTGGCTTTGGCTTTCTTCATGAGAGCCCGGATCCAGCAATCATTTTCACACTGGGCGCCACTATGGCAACCGGGACAGCGTTCGATCTCGTATCGAGCTTCGTAGAGATCTACGACTTCAATGAGGTCGGCGATCATCTTATTGGCTGCTTTGTCTGGATTCCACCCGATCATTTGGCTCATCCTAATGCCTTCAGGATCGCCAGCGCAATGTGCAATGGATCAATCTCAAGGAAATTGTCTCTCTCGTCCTGATAGGTAGCCGGAGTGTTCTCTCCGAACCACGATTCTCTCCATTCCAAATTAGGATTCAATTGATCTTCATTGAGAGTTGTTCGGAACGGCCCGAATTTCTTCTGCGCCCACTCCAGGCAGATCCATATGTGGTCACCACGGGTGTCGGGATGAAATCGAGGGGAATCGGCGATACCACTGGGATGATAGACGAAGACACTGTCGCCCTCAATCCAGCCTTTATCCTCGCTTAAGGCATCCCACTTCTTCCAACCCATAGCCTCGGCTAACTTCATCGCGATCTCGTCGGCGTTCATAGTCTACTTCTCCAGAAGTTCGAGCCACTGGGTCTCGTCGTGTTTGTCAGTTCGGCTGAAATCGTCCCGTAGAGGATGGCATTTTCCTGGGACTATGCTGTAGTCCGTGTTGGCCGGGCACTGGCCATCGTTCCATATCGGGCAGTCGCCGAGATGATCCTGGGTTCGCATCCATGCAATGACGATCGCTTCATGGCCATCGTAGTCTATGAGCTGGTGGTCTGTGGGCCGGTAGCCGACGATCACGCCATGGGTGCTAGTGGGGACCCTGGAGAATTCCCGCGTGGCGCGGATCCTCCTGCCGACCAGGCTATGGAGATCCGGTATGGTGGAGACTAGTGGTCCCATGTTAATCACCCAGCGCGATGGTCTTCTTTTCCCAGTTGTTGATGAGATCTTCGAGACACTCGGCAGCGTACTTGAGTTCCTCAATCTGTGCTAGGATGTTGCTGCGATCATTCATCACCGTGATGAGTGCTCGTATCTGTCTCCGTCCTTCTGGCCACCACCTGACTGAGGGAGGGTGTCCAGGCGCATATGCCGTTGCGTGGTTCCATATTGGAGTGGCGAGTTGACCGGGATTCAGTCGGGCCGTGGGCGGTGGCTTGTAGAAGTGGTTGAGGGTCCGCTTCACGTGCACGTTTAATTTCGTCTTTGGTTCTTGGTTTTCTTGGTTCATCTTTGTTCACTTCCTTTCAAACTTGGTTGTTGGTGGCCGAAGCAGTTACTAACTGCTGGAGCTTTCGGAACATGTCCGAAGTGTGTTTGGCCCCGATCATTTCTCTGACGATGTCGACAGCCACCTTATCGGTTACGGTTCGGCGGATTCCACACTTGTTACAGAAGGTTTCGGCCAGATCGGGTACTTCCATGATTTGAGGGGGATCGCCAACGGTTGTCCGGATGGTCTGGTCCAGTAACAGCCTGGCGGTCTTGATGCTGGTGTCGGGCTTGATCAGGTGGGGTGTGATCTCAATCCCGGGACCGCATGCCTCGCACCACACCATCATATCGACTTTACCAATCGACTCGGTGTTCTTGGCGCGGACCTCGTCAGTCACTTTGCCCTCGGTTTCGCAATTCGGACATACGACGACCCTTGAATCCCGGTCGAGGTAGTTGCTGTCGATCCCGATATGGAATCCGCAATGGCCGCATTCGTACGGCTCGAGGTTGACGAGATCGGGGTCTACCCACGACCAGTCTTCGTTCACGGTGTTCTTTGTTTCTTTCGTCGAACTCATTGTAGCACGTGCCTGATCAGTCGGACCATCTCTTTGGCGTCGGCATGGTTGAGCAGTGGCATCTTTTCTCGTAGGTATCCTGCTTCTAGGCTTACCACATTACCGAGCCACAGTGCTCCGAACCCATAGATGTTGACAATCCATTTGGCGCTGGCGAAACCGTCTGGCAGCCATGTAAATATGACATCGTAACGGGTGCCGATGGCCTCGTAGACCACCCTGGTTACGGTGGTGGAGAGATACTTTATCTCGACGATGCCTTCTTGGACGCTCATGTAAATCAGATTCCGCCGTCAACCTGTCTGGCCAGTTGAATGGCATCCTCCTCCATTTTGACGATCCGTCTGCTGTATCCGATAATGGTCTCTGACATCTTGTGGATAATGTTTGGAATAGACTCACCTACAGCCCATGGGGCCATCTGTCGATCGAGACGGTTAGCTTCATGGTTGACGGTCTTCATGATCTCTTCTCGTTCTTTGGTCAGTGTATCGATTTCATCTTGCCCTTGTAGCACGAGATCACTCAGTGTTCGGAGAATGACAACGGCGTCTACATCTTTCCATTCAGGCTGATTCTGGGCCAATGCCACCGCGTCGATTTCGAGCACGATCCGCTCGAAATATCTCTTGAGCTGTTCGGGCTCGGGAAACTTGAGATCTAAAGCAGGCTCCTCACGATCAGCCATGATCTGCGCCTGAAGAGATGCGATAACATCTGCGCTGTTGAGATGGTTGCGGACCAAAGCTTCGATGACTTCGGTGAGCGTTGCTCCCGCTACCCAGGCCATGTTGGGATGAGCGGCTGCAGTTGACTGGAGGTGCCGGAAGATCTTTTCCTTCTCTTCTTTCAGGATTTTGTGGTCGTTCGGCTCTCCTGTAAATGTGTAGGCGTCCATCGCGTCTATCCATCCGAGTTTGTAGCCTTCAGTGCATGTCAAACAGAGTGGGTATGTCTCGCCTCCGTTCTCCACCCTTTTCAGTCCCTTTGTTTTGCAGATCTCGACGGAACAATCCCCCATCATATCTGTGATCTTCGGTTCTAATTCACTTGGATGCATTGTAATACTCCTACTCTTCTTCCTCTTGGCCGAGATGGACGATCTCTGGTTGTGGCAGATCGGGAAGTTCGTCCCAGTAGGCGTTGTAGTCCTGCCAATCAGGAGCGTGTTCCTGCATGTAGGCTTCGATGACTTCCTCGCCCTCTTTGTCAAATTCAAACGAGCGGTTCCATGGCTTGGTGACTATGATGACCAGTGGTTCATCACTGTCGCTAGTACCAATACCTAGTTTGACGCCGCCTTCTGGTCGGTCTTCTCGAGCCGGGTAGAGAGTGTTGTGATGGAACCGGCGTTGTGCGAAGCAGAAAGCGTCTCGGTCATAGTGGGCGGCCTTGTAGAATACAGTGGCTCTTTCGTTGCCTTGTGCGTCTACGATCTTAGAATACAGTGAGTGATCGGTGCGCTCTTTCTTCCAACCCTCGGGGAGTGTGACCTCCCGAAAGAGAGGATCCTTTTCATTGATGGGACCGAGTACGCAGCCAATTTTCTCTAGCTGTTCGGCGCCCTTGGTAGGCAGCATGATGCTGCTGACCAGCTCGATTTGACCTTGCTGCTCCTGGGCTAGCACCGTCTCATTGGCACCAACGGCCATGGCCGTGTACCCGAATCGTTCTACCTCTTCTGGTTTGGACGTGTCTCGAATAGGCATGGGATCGCCTCCTTACGTTTCTTCTTCCGCTCGTTTCTTTTCTCGCCATTCGTCGAAATCGGGAGCATTGCTTTTCTCGATCTTGACCCAGCCCTTGCCCTTACAGTTGCGACACTGGAGCTCTTCAGGCTCGTAATCATCCGGGCCAAAGCCCAGTTCGTCTGGGGACAGGTGGCCGTTACCCTGGCATTCGGGACAGGTTTGCTCTGGAAATCCAGTGTTGGGCCACCGTCTCCAGTCCCGGGTCTTGACCTGTGGCCATACCTCTTCGATGATTTCCTGGAGACTCCAGCCTCTCTGTGTGGTGTAGCCGGCGAGGTAGATCAATAGGTCGCCGATGGCGTCCTGGGCCTCGGCCTCGTGCTCTTCTGTTGTGCCGCGGATTCCCTGAGACTGTTTGAGATCTGCGTGTGCAAGTTCACCGAGCTCCTCCATCAAACCCTTGAGGTATTGGTCAGAGGTCTGGTTGTCGAAGTTGTGGTCGGCCCATGCGGCTTGTTCGTTCTGTAACTGGCCGAAGGTTAACTCTCCATTGCCTTTCTTGAGGCGATGGTAGAGCGCGTCTACCAGATTGGCTTCTTTTTCGGTGATCGGTCCACCGAATTTCTTTCTCGCGTCGAAGGTCAGATTGACGACCCTTTTCAGCGCTTTCAGTTCTTCTATACTTGTTGTCATGGTTCTTACCTATGTTATTAGATTGAGTTGGGTAGTTGGGTCGGTTCAGCTAGCGCGACGCTGTGTGAGCTAGCTTGGTCTCGATAGCATTTTCTGTAGGGCTCAGACTTCCTCGTAGTAGTCGACATCCCAATCTTCTCGTGTCTTTTTCCACTCGTCAGAAATGGATCCCGGAACACAGTCCTTGCCGATCTGGGTCACCTCTTCTATGCTATCGCCAGGGTTTCGTTCCCACAACGCCTTCATGAAGGAATCTATGAGGTGGGTGGCGAGATGGGTTGCTCGATCCTCTTTCTTCCACGGGTAGGGTTGGGCCTCTCCGCAGATCAGACAGTGAACTAGTGTGAGTTGTCCCATGTGATTACCTACTCAATCCTGGGTGCCATGACCACGAACATCTCGGTTCCTACCGGGTTGAAGATGACCGGGTAATTTCCAGGATCGTTCTTCCCACCGGTGAAGAAGAAGATCTTCACGTAACGGGGGAGCCATTTCTGCATTATGGTCCGGAACTCGTTGTAGTCAAAGTTCCACTCGAGCTTTCTTTCTTTTATGCGGTAGATGAGAGAGACCATGCTGCCGTTTTGAATCCCGACTTCCGGAACAACCTGTTTCCAGAGGTCGATCTCGTCGGCATGAACGATATCCTCTATTGAAGAAGCGAGTCCTATGTAGTGTCCGGGGTTGAGATCGATAGTTTCTTTTCTCGGAGTACTTGGTGGTCCGTTGATGCCCATATAGATCTGGGGTTTCATCTCGGGCTCAAGCCATTTTTCGGCTTTTTGCCAGTTCTGGAACATTTCCACAACCTTCTCCGGCTTGCGATCTACCGACTTGATCTTCAGTTCGTGCATTTCGGTGTCTGTGCCGAGAAACTCTAGTGTGGTCACTCCTTCGGCGGCTTTGCTTTCCAGGTCGATCTGTTTGATGCGCTGATCAACTTGCTTTTTCAGAGCTGTTAGTTCTTTCCTTGTCATCGTTTCGATGTTCATGCTTTACTCCTTTGTTGCTTCGGGATCCGAAAAATCAAACTCGATTCCTTTGTATGCCCAGTGAAATTCGTTCTCTTCGGGCTCAGTGAGGAACTCGTCATCCAGTAGTTCAACGACCGTGTCGTGAATGTCTGCCTCTTGAAACTCGTGTTGGAGGCTGCTGTATAGATCGTCCCAGGTCGAGATCTTTCGGATCTCCATGATTTGCTCCATCTGGGTTCTCAGGCTGAGAGTAGGAACCTTGCCATTGCAGACGGAACAGACATGAAACTCGTCATAATCGTTCTTCTTTTCCCACTTGTGGTAGCATTTGGTCTTCCCGCCTTTGGGGTGACAGCCTCCGCAGACCCATGCGTGTGGTCCGTAGATCCACGGGGCCCGCTGAGTGCAATCTTTACCCTGGAAAGTGCAGACTCGGGTCATATCACTGACTCCGGCTGGCTTTGATTCTCTTTAGACAACAACTGTCGCATATTTTTCGAAGGGCCGGCTTACCACAGTCTTTGCATGGTTGTTTTTCGATTTCGCCTATCGGGAATGATGGGAATTTGGCCATCTACCTGCCGAACTTCTGGTTGAGTCTTCGATTCTCTTTCTCAATGTTTTCCGGATCTTTGTGATACTCACAACGACAGGTGGATTTGGTGGGTCCGTTGTCGCTATGAGTTCCGGAGCAGGGGTCGTCGCATCGCATGGCACCGAATATGAGTGCAGCCACCATGACACCACACTTTCCAGCCTGGCCCCAGAGATTCGTCGCGGTCTGGGCCTCGATACACTCTTTCTCTGGAGCGTATGGGGCGAACTCTCCTTCTGCGCTCTTGAATCGCTTTTCTACCTCGGTCTCTTTCATTTCTCGCATGAAAAAATCCTCTTTGGTCATACTTTCACCTTTTGTTGTATCTCTAGTGTCCCCTGACGGATCTGAGTTCTACGCGTTCCTTGTTACAATTCTTGTGGCAGTCGAACATCACACAGCAACCTGCCTGTGACTGGCCACAGTCCCGGCACCGGCTGTCCTCATCAGCAATAAATGGCATCAACTAGACACTCCTTTCACCTCTTGCATCAGTAGCGCGTACTCAATACAGGGTGGCACGTGGATGTCTTCGTACCCGGACATTTGGCGTAGATCCCTGGCGCAGCAGAGCCAGCAGAGGCCGTCAGGACAGAGTGGGAACATCGCGCCTTCTTTGCTGAGGCCCCAACCGCAGCCCAGGTAATTCTGGCAATGTCCTGCCTTTGGACTGGCATTATCATCGTTGTACACATGAGGTAAGCCCTCGTCTTCCTTGCCGCCGTGGGTCTCGACCCAGGTCTTCATTCCCGGGGCCTTGTCGAGCAGACACTCGGCGCAGTAGTGGTATTTGCTGCTGTGATCCTTCTCGGTCATGATTTCACCTATCTAGGAGACCAATTTAAACTGCCCCTTACAATGGACACAGGTTTTCAAACCAGCGCGTGCTGTGGTATGGACCTTGGTGTTGCAGTGGGGGCAGACAACTGGGACACTACGAGGCATTGTGGAATATCCGACCCCGTCCCAGACCTAAACCTCCTCCGAACATTTCTCGGAGTGTGGATATTCTAATCCACAATTCCGGCAAAGCCAAGTCATTCTCCAGTCGTGGCCGAGTCTGTCGGGTTTACCCATTAGCACACATCTACTGCTGAGTGTAGTTCGTGGAATTGCTCGTAGGTGAGAGCTTCCTCCCAGGCCGCGTCCACCTCGGTTTTGCTGGCGATGTATCTGTTCTGTCCGCCCTCGTCGACAACGATGTACAAGTCGGCGGGATTGTGGCCATGTAAGTCCCAATTCCACTCGGCCATGTCGTCGGGATCCTCCTTATCCATTGGCCGGAGGCTGAGCCATGTCTGCCAGTAGAATTGTAGTTTGTCCTTTGCGTAGCCGGTCCAGTTGTCGCAAACCTCATCTCTGAGATCCAATAGCCTGGCGATTGCCTCGGACTGATCCTCGTAGATGGATAGAGACCCATGGAACGCCCCCGGCTCTTGGGATTCGGCGATGATGTCGTCTACGATCTTTCTCATCTCGATCTCATCCTCGTCTGCCTCGTAACCGTAGTTGCCCCAGTTGCCAAGCTCTCTCTCGCCCCATGCCTTATCTCCACATTTGCAACCCCCGATGCGGTGGTTTGCGGTTCCTGGCTGGCCAGTCAGGATCCCGGACCACTCTATCTTGGCATCGCAGACGTGGCATTTGGTGAAATCATCGGTCATGCGAGAGCAGACCATCTCTCCATCGTCATCGAAGTAAGTGGTGCAGGTGTCGCATACCACCGTCCCGCAGTCATCGGAGTAGTTATCACTGTCATCATCATCACAACCACAGTTACACTCACAAGTGGGATTATACACCTCGCCATCCCAACACGACGGAGCACAGTCTCCAGAGTGCCCGGTACATTCAAAATCAATCGGGCGGATGGAAAATATGCTGGTAGCATAACCTACATCCCGCAGGCCCTCAATTGTCTCAGAGGCCTCCTCTTTCGTGAGAGGAGTGTTGTCTCCGAGATCATTTGTCCAATATCCATAGTCATCGAGCATTACGATTTCGTAGCGAGCTGAGTTGGTTGTCTGTTCCATGGTTTTCACCTCACAAGGACCTCGATCAACTCGGACTTCTTCAGTCTGGAGTAGCGGGGGATCTCTTGCTCCTTGGCGACCTCGCGGAGTTCGTCCCGGGTCATGGAGCCGTATTCCATCTTCAAGCCGGCTTTTCTGTTGTCCTCTTTCTCGGCCTTGTGTTTCTTTCCTTGGCGTCGGCCAGTACGGCTGTACTGGTTTGTTTCGTGCTTGAGTGCTTTGCGCCGATCTCTGCGCTCCTCCCTGCGGAGCCGAGTCAGCCTTTCTACTTTTGTTTCTTCTGTTTCTTTTAACATGCTTTCACCTATTTGTTATTGAGTTGTAAGATTATATCTCAAGAATGACTTTTTTACCCCATGGGGCATCACTGTGTATCTGAGTGTAAACCCACAGGACGGGATAGCGGGGTTTTTTCTCGGGAATCGGGCCATCACCATCTGTAAAGATGATGAGGCAGTCGGGTTTGATGTCTTCGGCTACAGCAAATGGAACGGTGAGATCCGTTCCGCCGCGGCCTTTCACTTCTACTCGTTTTCCCCTTTCCCACTTGAAAACATCGTGACAGACCGTATCAAACTCGCAACCATAGAGCTCAGAGTGCTCGGCGATCTTATCCATCTCTGCCATGAATTGGTTCAATTGTTCATCCACAACGGATGCAGAGGTATCATAACCGCAGAGAATTTTCAATTCGAACTCACGCCGGCGGCCAGGATTGATCAGCCCGGTGCGACGGTTGGGCCTGCTCCGGGTTGGCACCTTGAACTGATTGGTAGCGTTGTCGATGAATTGGCGTAGGATACGTTTCCATGGTTTGGGTCGGTGTAGTGCTTCTTCGATCTGTGTGATGAGATTGCCAGGGACGGTCCCCGGGGCCTCGTGGATTGCTCGTTCCAGGGAGTGTTCGATCAGTCGCTTGACTTCTTCCTGAACATAATAGGGGTCGCTGTCCTCGATGTTCTGGGTGCCCCAGTTATGGCCGTCGCAATGCCAGTGGTCGGAGAGATCGGGTAGGCCGCCTTGGCCCTGTCCGTCGCTCTCCTGTTCGCCGTCTCCTTCACCGTCGCCGTCTTGCTCGTCGTCCGGATCTCCTTCGCCTTGCTGGCCACCGCCTCCTTGCTGATCGTCGGCAGACTTACCGTGATCACCCCGACCCGAACCCTGCTGCTGTTGTTGCTGTTGCTGCTTCTCGAGAAGTTGGTCGTAGTACCATTCTGCGGTCTGGTCTCGGGGAAGGTTGAGTGTTTCGGGATAGATGCAACCCTTGGGTAGGTTGACGAGCCACTGGTTGATAGTGGCGTCAGCGGCGATGTTCCACAGCTCAGAGACGCGGTTTCCACGCCGGAACAGATGTTCGCGGATTAGATGACCGACTTCGTGTCTCAGTAGATCCATCTGGGTCTGGATATCGCTGGCCCAGTTCCAGAAGTAGGGGTTGATCCGTAGATAGATGAAGTTACCAATGGCCTCGACTGCTAGGGTCTCGATCTTGTCGGTGATGTCACGGCGGAGGCCCTGGATGGTGTAGCCGTAGAACGGGTCTGTGTGGAGTAGCGCCACAATGGCAGGGCCGATATCGCAGGCTGGGAGTTCTTCACCGGGATCTCGCCGTAGTTTCTGAGGGATGTCGGTGGTTGACATTATTTGGCCGGGATGGCTCCAACATCGACCAGTGTTTGGCGGTGGGTCTCCATTTTTGCTCTGAGGTCCGGATCCTTCATCAGTTCCTGGTTGCAGGTTCGCCACAGTAGTGCCTTGCGCAGTACCACCATTGCCATGTCGTCGGGGATGGTGAGCAGGTAACCGCGAAGATTCATGCCTTCGTTCGGTGTCAGTGGGTGCTGGTCCTTCTCACGCTTTTCCAGTATGCCGACAAGCAAGTCGTTAGAAGCCGACAAAATATCAGTCCTGTTGTTACCGGGGACGCCGACATATTCGACCACTTGTTCGTAGACCTCTTCAAAAGAAGCGAGGATTTTCCGTGGGTCGATTGGCTTGTCCTTTGTGGCGATGGTTTTCAGGAACGATGTGGCCAGATCGCGGCCCACCAATCCGGCGATAACCTCGGAGCGGAGGTGCAGTGGCAGGAATGGTTTGAGATCGGACACCCTGTGCCATACTCGAGGATCCGGCTTGATGTTCAGCTCGAACTTCGGTTTCTCAATCCCAAGGTGTCTGTTGTTCATCGCAATGAAGTTGATCACATCAGGGTCGAGGGCGTTGGCAGATGCCCATTGCAACCATTCGCTGGGATCGGGAATCACGGTGATGTGACAGAATCGAGATATCATGGCGTCATCGAGGCTGTAGACATTGTAGTCTTCATCATCGGAGATTGGGTTGCCTGCTGCTACTACCATCCAGCCATCGGGAAGCCGGTGCCGACCGATTCCGCCGTCCAGTACCAGCTCGAAAGATGCGTTGTAGGTGAGACGGTCCTGGCGGTTGAACTCGTCCACGAACAGGATTCCGTAGCCTTCGGTGGGGAACCACTCGGGCCTGGTCCAGGTCATCACTCGATCCTGTTCTTTCTGGAACTGTTTGGCCAGCTCGTGGACATTGACATCTGGGCGCTCAATCCGATGCTGTTCCAGATAAGCCTGCCACTGATTGTTGTACGCCTCTCCGCTGCTGGCGTCGACTGGGATTCCGGTGAGATCACCAGGTTCCATCTGAGCCAGTCGGATATCGACGCA